CGCCTTGACTGTAATTTCGGGTTCCTTGATAATCTTAACGGAATCCCCCATTTGCGCTATCTCACCAAAGTAGTCATTATTGGTGATAGCTTCAGCAACTGCACTCTTGCGGAAAGCAAGCTGCACCTGTTTGCTGTAAATTATCGGGGAGAAATTACCGTTGGGAAGATTACCGTATCCCGATGCGGTCGAAAATGCCATTTTAAATTCTCCTAGTTAGCATTTTTACAGATGCAAACTAAACAAACTAATCAGAGGCTGATTTACTTGGGTGTGACTGTACGGGTCAGGCCAAACTCCTCAGGTAATCCGTAAGACTTGCATTGTTTGCTGATAGTGTGTAACTATGGTGCGCAGTATAGTTACACTATTCTGACTATAGTTATACTTATATATATCTATTTGTCAACACTTTTTTCTTTCGGCACTTCAACAAAATTCATGTTCATGCTGAAAGACCTACGCTCACCCTTTGTTTTAAAAGGATATACGCAGTGAAATAGTTGGGATGGAAATATGTAGAAGTCACCTACTTGTGGTTTTATTATAAAATTTGTACAGGTATAGCCTGAAGCTGTTCCGTATGCAAACTGTATATGTCCATTAGCAGGATGATGGTCTTTATAATCTTCTTCCCATTCTTCCTCTATTCCATCAGGAAGTTTTAAGTAACCCACACAAGATAGTCTAGCACCTGTGTGGATATGTAATGGATTATATTCATTTTCAAACTGACGTACAAACCAACCTGAAACTATTTGTAATCCATAGTTAAAGTTTTCAAAGTCTAAACCTTTTTTACCAAAATGGTTTCTGTGGTCTGTGTATGCTTGATATTTTAATACAAATTCCCCTAAAGCTATTTGAGCAGTATGTACAATATCATCATCAAAAGCTAACTCTTCAGAAACTTTGCCTACAAGTTGATCAGAGTAGTCGTCTAGTTTGGCAGACATTTTATTATTTAGTTTATCCACCAACTCATCTGGCATACGATAATATCCCATCGTAGGACCAAAGGGTGCAAATAATTGCATGTCTTTTTCAGGAGTAAATATTATACTCATCGTGCTGATCCTGAAACATCATAGATAAACTTGCCACTACGGATAGCTTCCATAATTTCATCAGACATCTTTTCATATTCTTGTGGAGACATCCGTTGAACTTCTGATTCTTTTAGGAAATTAGAAGATTCATCTTGTTGTGGTTTGCTACGAGAGTTTTTAGTAGATACAGATTTTGCTGCATCTTTATCTGATCGTGGTTTTTGTTTTGTTATGCCCATATCAGCTTTATATAAATCAATGGCTCTAGCTGCTGAACGTGCATCATTGTCATTGTCATACAGTGCGTCTTGTACCCACTTAGGCTGTTCTTCTGCCCAGTTGTGGAAGTCGTCACTTTCACGTATCTCATCAAAGTCAGGATGTATACGCATTAATTCTACTTCAGCTTTTTCTTTAGTTGCACTAGTCTGCAACTCATCAATTACTTTCATTCTTTCTTCAAGGGCAGTAGATTGCTCACGTGCCTTTTTCATAGCAATTGTTTCAACTATAGCTGCTACATCTGGATAGTCTGCTGCCCATTGTTCAATGTCTTCATCAGACTTAGGCAAACGCATTTCTTTATTAGTAGCATCTGTTAACTGTTTTTTAAGAGCATCTATTTCTTTTTTGAAATCATCTGCTTGTTTTTGTTGATGCCTACGTAAATCAGAATATCGTTTCTTAAATGTTTTTTCTTCTGCACTAGTAGGTTCAGCTTCTTTTGATTCGGCAGTTTCATTATCTGCCTCTCCACGTTGCTCCTTCATTAGCTGTTCTAGTTCTTCTTCTTCTAATTTACGTTTCTCTTCATTTGTGTATTTACGATTTGCAAATGCAACTTTCTTTTGCGGCTTCATTTCTTCAGCCATAATAGTGGCTTGTTCTGCCATTTTACTTCTCCTTGTTGGGGCCACTGTAGCCACACTGTCGGGTGTGGGGAGTGAGTAGCCAACTGATTATGGATTATTTTTTAGAAGCTAATCCACTCCGCTTCATCTGTGAGGCTAGACCGCCTTTATTAAACAGATCATCATAGTCATCAAAATCATCGTCTGTATCGTCTGCGAAACCACCAGTAAAACTTTCATCACCATCGCCCATTTCATCTATGCCTATATCATCATCATCAACGCTAGTTCCAAAATCTATATCGCCTCTATCAAAAGGTGCGTCCGGTCCTGTATAATCATCAAAGGTTAAAGGTCTGGACATATCCCTTTTGTCTCTTACTTCCATTGATTTTACTTGTGCTACTCTATCTGCTCTAGCTTTTTCCTCTGCAGCTTTTTTATCTGCTGATACCCTCATTCCTAAATCTATAATAGAAGTTGCTTGTTTTTTATTATTAGTTGCTTTATCTTTTAAAGCCTTTCCTTGTGCTGTTAACACATTTATTTTTTGTCTTGTTTTAGGATCTATAGATGTAACAGCCTTTCCATCTTTATCTCTTACTACACTTGCTCTATACTGAGCATTTGTACCTGAAGGACTGGCAAGATTTGTAAGTATTGCATTGGCTTTTTGTACTCTGGATGTCATTGCTCTAGAAAGTTCTACATCCGTTAATTCACCTCTTCCCATGTTTTCTGCAATAGAAGATTTAATTAAATTGTAGCTTGCCTCTTGTAAACGCTTTGCCTCAGGTGTGTTTAAAATTTTGTCATATGCAGCTTTGGGGTCTTGGCCTTTTATTGACGCTGCATGTGCAGCAGCCATCGCACTACCAACTAATGTTGCTTGTGCATTATTAACCAACTGTGTTCTGTTAGTTAAACCTAAAGAGTTTAATGCTGCGTTTTGTGCAGAAAAACCATCAACTCCAATATCCATTAAATCAAAATTTAGAATACCTAGTTCTTTCATTATTCCTGTTACTACTCCGCTAACAGCCATACTACCAAACTGTGCGCCAGCTTGTTGAAGTGTTGCACGGCGTAACTCAGGATTACTAAAACCAAATTTTTCACTGCCACCAAAAGCATCAGTTTTACGATTAGCAGTTTCAAAAATATTTCCATATGGATTTGCAACAGGCGTAAAGTTAGGGTCTAAAGCCTCTGTTCTATCTCCCTCAAAATCAAATACATTTGAAAAATCAAAATTACCACCAAATAGAGATTTAAGACCATCGTTTATAGATTTTCCTATTCCCCCTAAATCAAAACTACCGGGTGTAGTGGGTGGGCCACCATCATCACCCGAATCTCCACCACCGTCATCTGGTTGTCTTGCTGACGTTCCAACAGGGTCTGGCGTTGTACCAGCAGCAGGATCAGGTGTAGTAGTTTGTTGCCCTGCTGCACCCGGCTGACCTACTACCTCATAAAAAGTAGGCAGTTGAGTTTGTCCAGTTGTAGGGTCAGTTGGTGGTAAATTCACAGGTGGTGGTACGAATCCTTGTGGAAATTGAGGGAGAAAAGCAACGGTTGGTTGTGGTTGCATACCTGTAAATTGTGCAGAAGCCGCTTGTGCAGGTTGTTGTGCAACCCCCGCCCCCGTGGGCATTGGTGTAATCATCGCCGGGGGAAAAGAAGGTGTTTGGTATGGCCCAAATCGAGGCGGCATCCCTGTTGGGTCATTTACAAAATTTGGAAGAACTCCTGTTGTTGGAATATTAGGTGTGGTATATCCTGCTATACCCGTTCCAGCCTTTGGTACTGTACCACCTAACTGAAACTCTAGTGGTTCTTCATCTTCCATGTCAAGGTCATCAATAGTAAAAGGAACATCATCTGGCATAATAGCTTCGTCAGCATTACCCATCTGACCCATATCTTCCATACGTTGTAGGCCAGCTTTGGCTTGTTGTCGTATCTTCATTAATTTTTCTAAGCCAATAAAACGAACTACATCTGCAGGAAATACAAATTCACCCTCACTTAATTGTGCAGGTATATCATCCCTCACTTCTTCTTGTGTAGAACCGGGTGGTACATCATTACCAGATACAGGGTCTATTGTGCCACCCTCATCCATAAGACCACCGTCATCAAACATATCCATTTGTTTTGTCATGTTATCCATTGATTACATCCCTAAGTGTTTTCATACTACGTAACACCGCTATTGCTCCCTGCGCACGGTGCATCAATATAGTATTATCCCCTTGCTCTAACGTGCGTTGTTGTTGCTGTATGAGCAAGTCTAAATAATTATTGAAGTGGTCCCATTGCTGGGGGTTGTTGACCAGCGTCTTGAGGTGGCTGACCACCTGCCTGAACTCTTGGTTGTTGCCCATTTGCACTAAATCCTTGTTCACCCGGTACAGGAGCCTGTCCCGTACCTATTGTTCCACCACCTGCACCTGTTGGATCAGCAGGGTTAGCACCAGCAGGTGCGCCTTGCTGTGGTTGATCTGCTTGAAACTGCTTCATAATTTCTGCTTGCAGTGCGGCTTCGCTCATATTGTTCGTAACTTTGTCGGGGTCTAAATCTAGTGATTTTGCAATCTCACGAATTACATACTGAAACTTAGCAAAAGGTGCTAGTGCAGGGTTGCTTGAAATCTGTAAGAACTGCATCAGTCTCTGGCTACGTACTTCATTAGCCATTAGGCTTTCTGTGCCTCTGGCCTTAACTTCTAAGTCACCTTTAATCTCTTTATCAAAATCAAACTGCATATTGAAACGGAAGAAACCCTCTCCCAAAGGACGTAACAAATAATCGTCCACGTTTTTAATAACAGTTTTTATGCTGCTAGACGCTGCACCCATCAACATTGAGATACCGGATGCTGTTCTGCCTATACCTGTTATACCAGTTTGACCATGAGAAAAACTAGGTAGACCAGTGCTTTCATCCGCTAGTTGTCTTGCCTTGTCAAATAGCTGTAAGTTTTCTTGTGAAACATTTGGAAACTTTGTACCAAAAATTGCCTGTCCGGGTGCGCCAGATTGTCTACGGAATATCTTGCCCGGATATATGGACATGTCCTGACCGGGGACTAAGTTAGTTTCATCTATCTCTATAAGTAGATTACCAGACAGCACAGCATTATCTACTGCCATACGCATAAAACCATTCATTAGAGTTTGAGTATCATCCATGTTTTCGGCAATACCTACACCAAAGAATGAGTATGGGTTCAACTCATACGGTGCAGCACTATATGGTATTTTAGCAGGTTTAAATGGGTTAAGCACCATACGTAATAGTTTGTTGTTACATACCCAAATGTTTGCTTGTAGTTCATCGAAGTCTTTTAACTCTTCAGGTATTTCAACTCCCTGCTCTTCAAGCATATCTGTATCTACCATGCCCCAATATTCAAGAACTTCAAAACGCTCAATGCCATGCTCTGGTGCATAGTCAGATAGATCGTCTTCCCAGTATTTTTTAATGTAGTTTTCGCCTACACTAATAACTTCGTCAATAACTTGACCACGAAAGTATGGTCTCTTTTTTAGCTGACGTAATTGTGAGCGTGACATTTTATGTCTCTCAATTACATACTGTGCCTCATCCATATTGTTTGCATCTGGATCAGGGTAAAAGTTCCAACACGATACATGAGATACCTGTGGCACAGTTTTAAAGAGGGGGTCATAATTACCATCATCACCCCAGTTAGGATATTCTTTGTCTACTGCAAATGGTCCCTTCATAATACCTGTGCCAAATAAAGCCAATTCAAAAGCACTACTACGTAAATTTTTAGTAGCACCGGACTCTTCTAACTGGTCATGTATTTTCTTTTGCATTTTTTTAGCTGCTACCATAGCAGGACTAAAATCAATAGCAGTAGGGGTTTTTGCTGGACCTTCTTTTAGTTTATCTTGAACAGGTTCTAGTTTGTTTTCAAACACACCTAGTTTTTCTGTTAGGCTTCTTGCGGTAGCACCCGGCTCTAAATCTTTACCATCACCAGCAAATCCATAAGGGCTAACATTTTGGTCAACTTCTATTTGCTCTGGTTGTTGTGGATCAAAGTGTACATCTTCAACTACACCTTCTGGCAATCCTGTAGGTTCGATAGAAAGCGGAAACTTACTACCTGAAAACAACACATCAATGACTTGGCTATATGCTGCAAGTGTTTTTGTTTTAGTTACTTTAATAAATACACGAGACTTTTCTGCCTCTGTAAACTGCACGTCAGGTCCATACAATCCACGATAATTACGGTAAGCCCGTAACCATCTCTCTTCATCAGCATAACGATAATCTTCTGAACGCTGATACCTGCCTAGAATAAAAGGAATGATAGAGGAAACATCAGCATCAACTGTGCTGGATTCATCTGTATCTTCCAAGGATATTGCCTCATCCTCAATCATTATTTCATCTTCGTTCATAATATATCCTTGTTATATTTTAGTATCCGAATGTTGAATCCGCAATCTGCATACCGACATTTGGTCTACCTCTAGGGTCATAGTCAAATATGCTAAACTTTGGTCTGGACATTATACCATATCTTAGCGCATCATACAAGTGGTCTTCCGAATTTGTATCAATATCTTCTGGATTCTTTTTGTCCAAAGGGATGGCAGGTAACTGAGAGAGTATGTTCGTGCAACTATTAAAGAAAACAAGTCTAGGCTCCTCAGTAAATTCATCTACTTGCAAACGTCTGTGTATTTCGTTTTTACCTGCTACTCTACTACCCCTACTTCGATCTGATGGTCTCCATCTACAACCTCTGCTTATCATCTGTTCAGCAAGAGAAGGACCAGTATCACCCCGCTTGTGCCAAAGAGAACTGTCCAAAACGCCGTACTTAATAGTTCCATCATCGGCTTCAGCCTCTAATATCATATCTGCCAAATCTGTGGCAAGGACTTTACTAACGTATAGTTCTCTATATACAACAAGCTGTTCGTTAGGTGCAACAGCAAACCAGACAACACCAGACTTGCTACCGTAACCATAATCGCAAGCCCGAAACTTAACCCAATTGTTAGGTATATCAAAAGGCTCAATGACATGGATATTACGGTCAAATTCCGTAAAAGCCGCACCTTCTTTAATATCCCAGTCTCCGTCAAGGAGTTGTCTTCGTTGCTGCTCTGGCATTGAGAGTAGCATGGCTTCGTAATCACCTGACTCCGCAAGGTACGGATTATCAGAAAGTCTTGCGGGTATAAATCTCCTCTTGTATAAAGGTTTTCCAGCTTTTGGATGTCCTGCTGGGTATCGGAGTATCTCTCCTGTTTCAATATCGGTTGCATTGTAGGCTCTATTATAAGGGGCGGGGTCAATAAACATCTTCTTAACCCAATGATGACCTCTGCCGCCGGGGTTGGTCGTAGCCCTCATATAAATTGGCAAATCGGGTGCAGTGGACCTAAGACGAGACCGCATATAGTTCCATGCGTATGGTGTGGCCCATTGTGTTAACTCGTCAAATCCTATCCAGCTAAATGCTAGACCCTGATAACGCAAGACATCATCATCCCTATCCAGATATGACATCCACAACCTTGCACCAGATGGCGCAGTCCACTGCATTTTTCTTTCTGACCATTTAATGCCGGGCCAGATTTTTGGGTACAATTCCTGCGACTTGAATACGAGTTCCCTTAACTCTTCTGTTGTATGTCGCAAAAGCAACCCACTAAATGCGGGATGCCCCATGTAACGTAGTGGGTCAGAGAGCATAGCATAGGATTTACCACCGCCAGCACTTCCACCATATAACACCTCTCGTTCACTAGCTGCTAAAAAATCCGTCTGTGGACCGGGATTAGGTTTAAAGAGTATGTTAGCTGTTTCTTCTATGGCTTCTGTTTCATACTCTACAGACTTTATTTCAACTGCTGGCTCTTGAGCCTGTTCTTTCTTCTTCAAGGGCTTTCGCTTTGGCGATTGCCTTTTCCGCATATTCTGCCCACTTGCGGATGCTCGTAGCTTGGTTCTTACGTCTTCGCTCATTCGCTAACCTTTTTCTCAAACCTACGTGGGATATGTAACGCCCTGTCTGTGTACTAAGCCAGTTAGCTACTTCACGATAACTGTATTGATTTACGTGGCTTCTTGCTTTCTCAAGTAAATCTAATTCAATCTGTATAGGTTGCAGTAGGTCGGGGTCTGCTTCATCCTGCTTATATCCGAATGGTACTGTACGTGCAATACGTGGTATGGATACCCATTCGTTTTCTTCTTTAATGTCTGTCGGCTGTGGTAGCTTCCACTTGCCTATGCTTCTTGTCATTTATTGGCCTAACAAATAATGTATCGCAGTCTAAACATATGCGTCTATTTTTACCTTTGCGCTTCATATTTTTTGTAACGCATTTTGGGCAGGTATCGTTTTTTCTACCTTCTTTAATTGGGGCATCCCAATCTATAAAACTAATCATTTATTTTTACGGTTGTCTACTGTAGCTATAACCATGCCGCCTTTACGGTAATCAAGTGTTATTTCAGCCATGTCTTTCTTAGACATACCTTTGTATACTTTACCTTCGGCTCCTTTTTTAACAGCCATAGTTTCTTTTTTGTTTTTACCTGTTACTACATTACGAGTGGATGGCTTTAGTTTTGGGCCAGCTATATATTTTTCAAAAAAAGTTTGCCTACGCAATGGAACATTGATTTTTTGATTCTTTGATATTTTATTTAAATCTTTTATTTGTGGATTTTCTTTTTTTAAAGATTTTAATGTAACGCCAAGTTTATCCGCAATATCACTAAGGGTGCTACTTTTTTTTCCAAACTTACCTGCAGTCACACTAAATGTAGCGTCTTCTGTTTTTTGCTTCTTCTCGTTTCTTTTCTGTATTAATTGTTTTTCATATTTTGTTAAAGGATTATCTTTTGTTCCCTTATCACGAATTTTTAAAGAGCCTTTAAATATTTTACCCATCACTCATCATCCTCTACACTAGCTTTAGGTGGCATAAGCATAACACCGCCAGATGCTTCTACGTGCATCTTCTCAGTCTTAACCAGACCTGTGCGGTCAAGCAGTTCTTTTGCTGCAACCATCTTATCACGAATACCCAACTCTGTCGGATCATATAATGCACCTGTCATCGCCATCGCTGCTTTCGGAGCGTTACGTGCCATGTACATTTGAGTAGCCTCAAGTATCTCTTCTTTAAGACCTTTAACAATTTCTGAAGTACTAGAAGTGTCAGCATATCCTGCCATCTTTTTTGCTTGCACCAAATCACCGCCAGCTTCTTCAAAGAGGACGTTGAGTAGTTTCTGTTGTTTATCGGTGAGTTGTCGTGTCATATTTTATTTTTCCGTGGTAAGAAAGTCAAAAAACTTTGTTCCCTTTGGGGATGCTGATTTTTGTTGTTTTTTCTTTTTCTTGTATACTGTCTTAGTTTTTATATTAAGTTTCGGAGTTTTTTTATCTGTGTCTATAACTCTCCCCTTACTATCTTTTTTAAGTTCTTTTTCTTTTATAATTCCTAATGCTTTTCCCAACTTAGTAAGTTGTTGTCCTGCAGTTAAGGTTCCTGTTTTTTCTCTTAGGCTACTCATTTAAAACTCTCCGTTGTGCATAGCATTAGCTAACTTAGTGGCTCTGCCTTTTACCTGAGTTGCCCACCTGCTATCAAGCATCTCTTTTGCTGCAGTAGGATAGTCTCCATCATGTACAGCCGCCCACATTTTTTTAAACTTATTTAATCTTGGCACACCCATATTAAATGCCATATCTATTAATATAAGCTGACGTACAGAGTCCAGACTGTCCACGCAAGGGTGCGCACGTACCAGTTCCTCTTCGACAATCTGTACGTCATTCTCTGCTAGATAGACCGCATCAGCTTCGGTGATTCCATATTCATACACATGGTCAATAGAAGGAATATCTAAATCATCTAGTTCTTCTTTTGTAATCCCACGGTCTTCTAGGTTTCGTCCGATACCAATTGTATCAATTCCTAATGTATCTTTATATACCTGTAGCTTTAAACCTTCGCTAACTATTAGCTTTTCTATTAAGTCGTGTCGGTTGTATTTCATTTCTTTTTACCCCAGCTAATTATTTCATCAATGGTTCGCCCACATCCGATACATCTAACTCTTTCTTTATCCAGTACACAAATTCCTTTGCATGGACTTTTATTTTCTTTGTGAGCCACGTGACTTAGGTTCTACGGTACTATTAGACTCGTGACCCATCCACACAGCAAAAGCCCCCGTCATAGCCCCTACAACCGTCGATACAAATGCAGTTTGTTGGGTCGTTGCACTCGCACCTAGAGCCATGAACCACTGTACCACCTGATAACTCATCAGTGTCATTGCCAGCATCATTAGTCTTGGGAGTATTCGCCATGCTAATATTTTCTCCATTGTATAAGTCATTTCTTACCAAAAAACTTTGTCGCTGAACGGACACCAAAACTTGCTGCCACGATAACGCCTAAACTATATTGATACCATTCTGGCATGGACTGCAACTGTGCAAATCCATTTTTAACTACTTCTTCCATACCCGGAATGAACGCAAGAATGAGAGGGATGCTGAATAGAATTGTAAGCCACTCGTCTTTCCACGATGACTGACTTCCTTTAGCCATTTCCAAATCCCAGTCAATTTCTCCTGTAGCCTTTTTCTCCATGATGACAGCTTCGGCTTTAGCTTTTGCCACCTTTGTTGCAGCCTCTGCTTTAGTCTTTTCAACTTTTCCATTTAACCATGTCCCTGCTAAATCTGCTATTGGTCCTACTAAGGCGGTCCACATATTATCCTACTCCTCGTCTGAACCTTGCGGTTTTCTTTGATATTTTTTTAGGTTGCTTGACGAATTGCTTACCAGCACGAGTTCCTTTTCTTTTAGCAGCAGTGGTGGCGGCATATTCCGCTGACGATAGCGATTTGATAGCAGCCGTTGGAAGGTAACGCTCACCCGTTTCTCTGGAGGGTTTGCCACTCTTCGTTCTCCACTTCTGTCCAGTCCAAGCCTTTAAACTCTTTTGTGGTTTTTTTAACGCCATGAATAAGTTATACCATCATCTGTTTCATTTGTCAAGTCAAAAAGCAGAAAACATTGCAAATATAAAAAATGCGAACCCTGCAATAGAAATAGCAGTTATAATTACCGCCATCTTAATTTGTTCCATCATCTCTCTGTGTCGTTGCGCTTCTTCTCTTCTTGCCTTTGCAGCAGCCTCTTTTGCTTCTTGTATTCTTTTCTGTCTTTCTGCTAGTATGCCTTTCCAAGTACCGGGACCAAAGCGCATATCAACCATAGTGGCAACTTCTTGAAGTTTTTCTGCAGCTATCTTTGCATCTATGACTTCTCGTGCTACAGTGCTTACACCGAACTGATCTGTCATTCCCATACCAGACTTTTTAGCCCGGTCTTGTTGTACTTGTTTTTCTCCCTCAAAAAGTTTATCTATAAAGCCAGCAATATCCCCTATATCGTTGGCTGTATTTATCGTTGACTTAATACCATCCACTGCCGCTTTTACAAGCGAAATACCTGCGAGGGTTTCTGCAATCATCTCTATGCCTCATGTTTTGTTGATTGGTTTGCATATTGCTGTTATCTTTATTCTCTCTCCTTGTTTAGTATATATAGCGGGTTGTCGGGAAAGTTTGTTCGCAAAATATAAACATTCATCCATATCCTCAAAAATTTGAGTTTGGTTGATTATTTGCGAACCCATATATACTACAAGAAGAAATGCTATCATTCTATTATACGAACTATATAGTTAGAACCATCATCATTCTTAGATATTTCTACTGTTTTATTCTCGCAGGAATATCTTACTGTCTGGCTCTTCTTATATAAATTTCTCTCTATGGTTCTTTTGGCTTTTAGACATTTAGATATTTTTTCAAAGGCTGTGTATTCTGTTACATCACCGCCCATATATAAAATAAGAGTTATGGTTTTAATGATTTCCATTTCTCATCTTCTCTAAATTTTCTTCTAATGCATTTAATCTTTTCTCATAAAACTCTAATGTCAGTTTCTGTTGCTGATCGTATGGGGCTTTACCCTCATCTATCTGTGTAGATAAATCATCTAACTCATTTGCTAGATGCTCTATTAACATAAACTGTTCACTGTCTGCCGGGAGACTACCCATCTCACCTCTGGGCCACTTGATACGAAACTCTGTATTCTGACCCAGATCAGCTTCCATCATTGTAATGTTTGTTTCTATCTGGTTTAGGCGTTCTATAATACCAAAGTATGCCCATGTCGCTACAGATGCAGCAGCCACCATACTTATAATGTTACGTAGTGGTAACGCAACTTCGGTATTCTCGTTCAGCTTTGTAGCCATTATTCAAGACCTAGTATCCTAGATAATCCAAATACCTCTAGCAACATGAATGTAAAGAACAGTAAGAGTATGCTACCTGCTATTAGTTTGCCACTAAAGTTTGTTGACCCTATACGTATAGCGATAAACTCATTCCCTAGTATACGCAGTATAAGTTCAAAACTGTTTTCGTTTATACCTACAGATATGGGCTTTTTATTCTCATCAGCCATCTTACGCAGCCATTTTTGGATTACTTGCTTCAACACCCATCCACTTGCTCCACTCTGCATAGTAGTGTCTCATTCCTACTTCATCGTGTATCGTATGATTTTCGTGTCTACCGTGTAGAATGTTGCGTGGCTCTGTACCTTCACGCATTGTTGTACCCTGACCAGCTACACCAATAAGGTCTTCGTGTAAGTTCCTACCGAATGGTCCCCATATAGAGTTGTGATGTTTAATACGTGTCTGTCTTTCCTCTGGCGTATCTTTCTTGAGACCATATCCTCTAAACTCAATAAGAACTTTGTTTGGCCCAAGAGGTGTAACGCTATCGCTTCTATAAGCACTACCCCGTAGATTAAAATTAAATCCGGGGAAAAGGTCAACCATGTACCATTGATTGGGTGGGAGATTAGGGAAGCTAAGTTCTCCTCTATCCTCAAAGCCATCGTATTCCTCATAGTTAACTGTGAAGCTACTGACGTTGACGTGTCCGTTATCAAACGGTATATTTTTTCTAGCAAAATATTCATCGTTGAATCCTGACACACGATTAAAGTAATGCATAAAGTCGTGGTAGAACTCACTGTTTGTGTCATGCCACAGTTTGTAGTTTGTATCTATTACGGCTTTGTGATAGTGGAACACTTCCATTTCTTCTGCATCTATCGCATCTGCTATGCAATCAAATGCACCTGCTGTCCACTCATCTACTGTTTTTGTATTGTCTATATCTAAGGTAGTCCAGATCATACCACCGTGCTTTACTTCACATGGTAGTTCTGTCCATTTACCTGAATGGTAGGTTAGGGCAAGGTTATTTCCTGAAGGAGATTTTACACTATCAGTAAGAAAGGTTCTGACCTTATTACCCTCAAAGCGTATGGCTACAACATTCTTTAATGCTATCTGTGTCTTTCTAAAGTCACCCAAATTAGGCATTTCGCTAGAATGACACATAGGAATCCATACCTTAGAAAAGATATTTTCTAGTTCCTGCTCATACAAATAGTGGTCAGAGTATATAAGAGAGTTTATATATTCTACCTTGGGTGTCTTTGTCCAGTCCCTGTGATTACGTGGTGGCATTAACTTGTATATCCACCACCAGCTTTCTTATAAGCTGACGCAAGCATCTGTGCTTTTCTTGCACTCCACTGACCGGGTGCGCCACCTTTGCCACCAGCTTTAATTCTTTGAAACTGACGTTTACGCATAGCAGGTTTAGTGTAGTTACCTGCTTTGTTTACAGTAGAACCACCCTTATTAAGTTTTAAAGAAGATAAAGTCTTAGCCTGTTTAGCGTGTGACTTAGAGGCTTTCTTTAAACCTTTAATTACTTTCTTTACTTTCTTTTTATTTTGTGCTGACATATTTTCTACCTTAATTATCTATCTACTATCCCAATAGGGTTCTCCATAATCATGCACTATTTCTTCGCCTTTCTTTATATTTTGAACGGCAAAAAATTTAATAAATCTTTCATCTTCATCTGCAATATTCCATTCAGCATTTGGAGTTTTACTGTGATTGTACACCATAGCGAGACCAAGCGGTACAAAGTAATCTTCATCGTCTTCGTAAGGCGAGTAAAACATATAGTCATGTAAAATACAAGTGTCTGCAAAGTCATCTTTGTCTGCAATAAGATAAGGACACAACTCAATAACATCTCCTTGAGCATAGTCCTTATCTGCAAAAACACCTTGTCCGTGCAAAGACGAATCTGATACATACGGCATTACTTCTTCTTTACAGCACCACCACGCATCATTTTCTTCTTCTTAGCCATCTTAGCCATGCCACCGCCCATCATCTTTTTGCGCTTTGCCATTTTAGCCATACCGCCTCCGGCCATTTTACGCTTCATCATGCCGCCACCGCGCATTTTCTTTTTAGCCATTTTAGCTTTACCCATTGCCATTTCGTAATCTCCTTCTATCAAGAACTAAGGCTTCATAAACGTCTTCTGGAAAATGTTCATAGTAATTAGACTTTTCCAGATATAACGATGCATCGTCTAGTTTAGATAACAACTGCACAAAGACCATGCAATAAGATAGGCTATCATCAGTAACCCCGTCATCTACGAGAAAATCTAATCCAGCCTCTGTTGCGTCATAGTCCGGGTGGAACACCATCAAGTGCAAATCAATACCTGCC